ATTCTCGTAATATTCATCCAACTCTCCGGATTTTCTCTGTTCTTCCTGTTTACGAAAATCTTCTTCGGCCTGCTCCTTGCCTCTCATATAAACCGATGTTTTGCTATATGCGGCATTATATACAGGCGCGACATCATATAAATGATCTATTTTCAATATTGTCCGCTTCCATGTTCCATCACTTTTCTTTTCCCAAGTCTCTTCCTCTACATCAAAGCAAAAAGAACTCTCGGCGATCTCGCCTCTCCGGATATTTTCCATCAGCTCATCTCCGAGCCCAGTCTTTGGAGCCTCAAAACGGTATCTCAATCCCTTGCTATCAATAGATAATGTCAACGAGCCAGTCCCCCGATTGCATCGGGCAAGAATCCCCCGACTTTGGTCATGGTTTAGCAACGCAAATACATCACTTTTCTCAATAACACCATCCAGAGCTCCATGCTCAATCACCTCTTCAAAACTTAAACCGTCCGAAGACACGCCAAAAAGCAAAGCATACCCTTCAACGGTGCGCTTTTCTTCGTCTGACACCACTTGATAGGCAGTATTTCTTATTTCTCTCTTTTCATCCATAATCAATCCTTTTCTTCATTAACCACAGAACTGTCGGACAACTTGGAATTTTTATCTATGACAGGGTCGGCTACCGCACGATCTAATGTTTGTGTATTGACTTGCACAAAGGCTTTATCTCCATTTTCTAATCGGGGCAAATTATTCTCCCGGCGAATTTCATTGGGTGTCATCCCTGCAACATAAAACATATCCTTTGCATATGCGGCCTGCGCCTTTTTGTCTGTACGCAAAATTGCCGATGTATCAAATTCAGCCAATATCCGGCCACGTTCGGATTTAAGAAAAACTTTCCGATTGATCTCCTGCTCAATCTTGGTAATGACAGCCAGCACCGTATCCGTCAGGTATTGAAGCTGCGTAGCCTCAACAGTGGAGTAGCTCGATTTAGACAGGTCAAAAGCCTTAACAGGAGAGACGGAGAAAAAACGGCATAAATCCACCACATTAAACTCCCTGGACTCCAATAGTTGCGAATCCTTGGGACTGATAGTGATCGGCTGGTACTTCATATTCCCTTCAAGCACAGCAATGCCATTGGGTTTCCCCCCTACAGAAGAAGTACGATTTTCCCAAGTTTCATAGATCTGGTCTTTTTGTTTTTTATCCAAGCGGCCCTCAAATGCCAAGATACCCGCCACGTTACCGCCACCCTTAAAGAATCCTGCGGCATGCGCCTCACTGTCAGAGGCGATACCCAGCGTTTTCCGGGCATGGGTCAGCGTAGACACCCCAATGATTCCGTCATAAGAAAAGTTCAATACATGAATCATATCCTTAGGCTCTACCAGATCCTTAAACCCTGTAATCCTGTAACGTTTCCTACGAATGCCTTTCGCATCTACTATCCATTCTATACCCACTTGGGAAGAAGGAACATAGATTAGCTGTAAATCCGTCCCATCCCTTTCGATATAGGCATAACCGTTACCTGTTAAAAGGACTGAGGCCATCAATGTTTTAAAGAAGACGTACCTGGTCATATCTTCATTAGGCTCTGTATTCAAAACATGGTAAGCCGGATGCCATTTACACTCCTTCTTAAAACCTTCTTCATCCAATTGATAGGTTTTTAATGGCAAGACAGCCACACTGTCAGAAATCAAGTCCACACACCGATAAACAGTAGAAAGCAACATTGGCTTATCACGGCTCAACAACAGCGATCTTCCACCGGAACTCCAAGCAGCTATATTAGATACCTCCTGTTTGGACGCTTTTCTAATCTCAATATTTAGAATTGGTATTTTCATTGTTTTCCTTTTACCATCTAACCAGAGAATTGTCCGACAGTTAATAGAATTCCCCGTACCTCGGAGACATCAGATAAATGCCAAGGGCTTCCAGCTTGGCTATTACCCCGTCTATTTTCTTCTCTTCAAACTGCTTCGACGGTTTGGTATTTCCATTCCGATCCCGTGCCATAATCACATTGCGGAAACAATGCCGGTTAATGACATTGTTATCAATCACTGCCCGTCCGGATAATAGCAAGCGCTCCATTTCCTTTGTGGGACGGTTAAAGTTTCCCAATGCCTGGGAAAACTCCTCCATCGGCAACCCCTGATCTGTGGCGTTGATAACAAACTGCGTTGCGTTCCATGCATCATAAGCCACTTTTTGAATGAAAACAATGTCCCGGATGCGCATCAGGTCATTGAGTATATAATCATAGTCCGTTACATTGCCCGGCGTAATGGTGATCAATCCCTGCCTACGCCAATCGCCATACAAATCCTTAAATCGTTTTTCTTGTAGCGCCGCCTCCGGAAGATAATACAGGGTTTTAAAGTAATATTTGTCCTGGGTCGGAAACATAAAACTCATACAGGTGAGGTCACTCGTACTTGATAAGTCAATACCCGCATAGCAATCCATGTCTCGGAATTGCCCGAAATCAAGATTGGCAGAAGCATTAAGGATGTAGTGATCCGGTATCCAAACAGTTTCCGCATCACACCACATATTGATATTCTTCGTTTTGATTCCGACTTCTTCTGAAGGAGAATTTATTGCCTTTTGAACCTGTTCCCTCAAATATTTAGGCCTTACTGTGACTCCTAAATTAGGATTACTCTTGCCCCACACTTTTTCATTTTTCCAATCATCCCCTTCATCTAAAGCATAAATCAAAGCAAAAAGGGTATCATCTTCTTTCAAGCCCTTCAACACTTCCGTACACATTTCACGAAACTGGTAGCATGGACCCAATTTATCAAAACCGGCGGTAGTGATAATGATACTCATCGGATCATCACGCATACCCTGCCCGGATTGGAGTACATCTTTCAAACCTGAATTTTTAGCCGCATGGTATTCATCAAGTAAAAACATAGACGGATTAGGGCCATCTAATTTGCTGGAATCAGCGGCAAGCACTTTCAAAAACGACAATGTTTTATCGAAGTTTATTTGATCGCGGAAAGACACAAGATACCGATGCTTAGGATCAAGCCCGGATACAAAGTTACGGCACATTGTAAAACTAACCTTTGCCTGATCTTTACTGTTAGCCGCCAAGTAGACTTCCGCAGCCGACTCGCCATCGGCGATAAGATGATATAGACAAAGTGCAGCCGCAAAAGCCGACTTGCCATTTTTACGGGCCATCTCAATGTATACAGATGAAACCAACCTGCACCAAGAGCCATCCTCATCTTTTTTATAGAATCCGTAGATACTTGCTACTGCAAACTCTTGCCAAGGCAGTAACGTAAACGATTTTCCGGCATGACGACCGGTGTAATGCCTCAACAAAGAAATAAATTCAATAACATAATCCGCCCGATTCTCTCTAAAATCTATATCATCCCGTTCAAAAAGAACATAAAACCGTTCGACGGCCTGCTTAATAAACTCTCCCACTACAATCTTGCCATCTCTAACATCAGCGGCATATTGATAGTATCCTTTCATCGTCTCTCACGGGCCCCTTTCTTTAAAAATTGGTCTAAAGGAGAATCATTTTTATCTTCTGATTTCATAGCCTTAATATTTCCACGGCTTTTAATAGTCAAACCATACTCTGTCATGATTTTCATTACCTGAGCATAGTTTTTAGTGGCAATATTTTGAGCCGGATTAGCTGCTTTTTCGTATTTTATCTCAATAACGGGGCCTTCTTTAAGCAGGATATCAGTTGCCTGCATATACATCTCGTAGCTGGTTGCAAGCATTCTAATAGCTCCGAGATCAATATTCTGAATAGCTTTTCTAGCATTTAGCTCTTTTACCACATCCTTTATAAACTTCTGTGTTTCATCGGATAAATTATCGGGCATTACAAATTTCACCATATTCTGTTTTTTCTAATAACCACATGAATGTCCGACAAATAAAACGTTAATGCTTTAACAAATTCAAAATTTGAAAAAATTCCGTGCGTGTGAAGAAGGGTTGGGCGAGGTTTCGGAAGTCGATTTGCTCAAAATTCAACCCCATACCCGTGGAACAATATTAATTCGATTTTAACACATTGTTTCACGAAAACACTGCCGTGGAACATAGCAGACTGCGTTTTAACATATAGTTCCACGAAAAGTGGAACAAAAAAGCCCCACCTTTACAGATGGGGCCACAAACTATTGCTTAGTTATCGTCAAAAAACAAAAGCAGCAGCTTGACTTATCTTCTTACCTATATCGGTCAATGCACCGGCCAAGGTTTTTAACTCAGCATCATTAAACCGAATGGGCTTCCCGTTGACAATACTTCCATTTAAACGTTGGTAAAACCACTGGGGAGACCTCTTAAAATATGTTTTGGCTAATGCTGAAACAGAGATAAACGGCAACACCGATTCCAACTTCTCTCTTAGTAATATTTCATCCGCTTCTTTGTTGGTGTCCTTGATGCATTCTATCAAACCTTCCGCAAACTGATCCATATCTTGATCCGCCAAAGCTTTCATCTCTTTGTCTACTGCCTCAATCTCCGCTTCGGTATTAGCATTGGCAAAGCGTTCCTTTAGTCTTTCTATATCTGTCTTCATAACTTCTTTATTTAGCCTCCCTGTCTTTCAAGGGAGGCGGTTGACAACTTACATTTCCTTTAACTTTTTCGTTAATAACTCGATTTGATAATCAAGCTCTTGTTTATAATGCCCTCTGTCCTGTAGCTCTTTGTAGTAGCGAAGGTAGAACAGCAAATCCTTCTCTAACTTTATCCGTTCTTTACTTACCGGTTTTTCTCCCATATTGCTTTTGTTTTTTGACACTACAAATATAATAACATTATTGTTATTAAGCAAATATTCCAATAACTTTTTTGTTATTATTTTGAGTTATGTATATTCTGATGGCATTGCTTACAAAGGCTCATTAAGTTGGCATAATCGTATGCTAATGATTTACGCTGTAAAGGATCATTCGTAGTCATGAATGACACGATATGATGAACATCCTCAGCCGGTGTAGCCAATCCCTTTTGCCAGCATACCTCACATAGAGGGTTATTCACCATCTTCCATGCTCGAAGCTTGCGCCATCGCTCTGAATTATATATCTTACGACGGGCATCATCATACATATTATTGCTCTTCTGTTCCCTCTTTTTGGGTTTGTAAATAGTCGGCATATGGTATTTCTCTTAATTGTTTAGAATCTTGAATTATCTGAAATGCTATCATTTTGTAACGATAGCAAAAGTGTTTTATAATATCCTCTTCCGATTCTAACAGGCTGGCCTCAACATCTTGAATGACATAAAGCACCGTGTCCTGAAAGATGTCCTCACGAGATAGTGAGCCATGAAACGTATCGAATTCGACACAACAAAGCGATCGAAGCTTAAGATAATTCTTTCCGATTGCTTCGGCCACCTTAGGATAATAACTATTTCGCTTGTACCTGTTTCTCATTTAGAATCAGATTACCGGAATCATCCGTTATTTCCCTCAAACTGCGCGCAACCATGCTCCTGATTACAACTGACATATTGACTCCCATTTTCTCAGATACCTCTTTCAATAGCATCCAAGTATGTTCATCAAATCGGACTGACCTTCTTTTGTTTCCCATTCCAATACGACTTATTAATCCTCTAAAACATATCAATAATTATAATTCGCCCGCTTAGGCTGATCAAGCCGGCGGCTATCCGTCAGCCGTGACAACTCTTCCTCCTTCCGGTGTATAGAAACCGTCAGGTTATTACGGATATCCGAAAGACGCAGCCACTCTTCCAAGGGGGTGTCTTTAGCTCCCAGCTTTTCATTGATCCGGTCTAACTCTTCACTGCTGCGATTAATTTGACTACGAATACACAGTATCCGATCCTGCCTGGTTTGAAATCCACCCAGACCATTACTATCTATCGTTGTTTCCATTTCTGTATTGTCACTAATTAAACTTTGGGATATACATCCATAAGTCATTATCGGATACATCACAACAGTAATCATCCGCATCTGCTGTGTCCCACACATGGTAATGTTTGTTGTAAACCAATATTTCGGGTTCATAATGTCCTTTGGCGGAAGCTATGACTAACACTGGTTCGCTCTGCTCTGATATATCATCCTCGTCCACAAATGGAAGCCGGTCTTTAGCCTTTATCCACGGAGATTGCTCTGCCTGCCAATTTGCGCCTTGCACAAAACCTACTTGAAAGGTATCTTTAACGCTGTAACCGTGGTTATCTTCCATTCCCCACGCTTCACACATTTCTTTTGCTCTTTCTTGAACCGTCTGTTTCATATTCATATCAATTATAGCTATTAGTTACTGTCCATATTAATAAAATCGATCTCGTTTACAGCCTTTAGAACTCTTAGAATGTCTTCTTGAAAATCTATAACCTGTTGATCACGAATTTTCTTCTTTATTTCAATCAAGGAAAGTTCCTGTATTCTTATCAGAGCCGGAATATCGTATACCAACTCAATCATTATTTCTTTCTTTTTCTTCATATCTTTTTATGTCATTGGTTAATACTTCTTCCCGTGCATTTTCCCACGGTGTTCATTATACTTCATCTTCTGCTCAATGTGCCACTCCAAATCCATATCGTAAAATTCGGCAAGCTCAAACACCTGACGAATAGCATAATTAAGACATTCCTCCGTTGTGTATTTGTAATTCACAATATCCTTGATGATAGCATAGCAGTTCTCGGTAAATGACTTCTTCCTGCTTACAATGTATGCAACAATGAATATACCATTCAAATTAATACCCCGAAGACCGGCCATATCAAGCATACGAATAACCGTATCAGCCAATTCATCCTCAACCGTATCTTTGACCAGCCTTTCAAAAGCATCCACAAAAGCCTCAGACATATGATCGGAATTGGAACTGACAACCGATTCAAATTCCGCTTTGTCAGCCCGCCTGCCTTTTCTGTCAGCTTCTACAGCTTCGGACAACTCTGTTATTACAAGCATGAAACAATGATTGTCACTCAATTCTCTATCATGAAATCCATGATCACAGGCATTTTGATAAGCCCTGTTACGAAGGGTATTCAAATCTAACATAACGTATATCTTTATAAGTTTAACATTCAATATTCTCCGTCCGATGCGCTCTTACTTCATTATACCAGTTCCCTTTATATTCGCGGGCTTCAACGGTAAAGTTAACTCTGATCTTGTCTCCTACTTTGGGAGGGTTCTCAACAGGACCATCGAAACTGCAAACGGAAAAGCGCATCTTGCTGTGATAACGTTCGCTGGTTTCCATGATGTACTCTCTCTTCTCCCAGTCTTTACCATCCCTGGTAACTCCACCGGTGGATGGCAGCTCCACCAAAATTTTGCCTTCTGCTTCACATTTCATATATTCAGTTTTTAAATTATAATTTATCAGCCCTTATAAGTCGGTTCCCGACAACCCTGCGGGCTGTATAGGACAAGTTGCCGAAAAGTGTTAAATTTTAGATTTTAAAAACGTAATCACTTAATTTTCAACATTTTAATTGCGCACCATAAGGTGCTTTTTGTATTTACAGATAAAATGCTGATTTTCAATATGTTATATTTTTCTGCAAATGGGCGTAAATATCCCTGTCTGGTAGCCTGATAAAAGTTTGTCCTTAAATTCACGCTCCATGTCACCGATTTCCTCCACGTACTTCTCACGCTCTTCCGGCCAGCTACGGGCAAAATTGCGTATAGTCTCCCATTGCTTTTTAGTCAGCTTACCCGAAAGATAAAGCTTCTTGTAACGCTCCTTGTACCGGGTAACTCCTATCCGGTATATCTCCCTGGCCCTTTCAAGCTGGGACACCTTTACGCCCTTGGCCGCAGACAGTTCTCTGGTAAAGCATATTTCTGACCAGTCCTTATAGAATATACGGCCGATCCTCGACAAGAAGAGGTTGTCCGTTAGCTCCATCAATGAAACAGACTGGTGCTTGTATATCGTTTCGATACGAAGAATGTTAGCCCCGACATTCCGTCCTTTCTCCCCGGCCTCAAAGCTCTTATCATAGACCTTCAGGATCTTCCGGAAATACTTGCTTTTCTCCGTTGTCTGTTGCTTGAACGCCGAATAGTTGGCATCGTTCCAAAGGAGCTTTCCTGAGACTTCATACATCTGTTTAATGTAAGAATCGGCAGGAAGGGACATCTTCATTGTGATACCTATCTCGTAATACGTTACCACGGCATTCTCAATACGGACACATAGCCTCAACAGCAGCTCTTTGATTGTCCTTACAGCCATTGCGAAAGTTATCGGGCGGCTGTTGTCCAGTTTCCCGGTCTTTCCCTTGGAATAGAGCTTGCAAATGGAACACGTACACCGTAACCTGTTACCGCGAATCTCGATGAAACAACCGTCAAAGTTGGCGTAAGCGGTAGACTTGTAATAGACTTCATCACCTTCCGTGCACTCCTCCAAATAATTTCGCAAGACAATCGTCTCAATATCCGCCGTGTCAATCGTTGCCTTTATGGTTATCTTGTCGAACATCTCTTCTTCTCTATAAAATACTCACACATTCTAAGGCCGGTTGATCGGCCACACTCATGTATCGGGCAATACACCATGAAATTCTCAACCGGGCCGGCGCGTCTGCATTGCCGGCAATCACACTTTACCTTCTGCCTGATTTCCTCTTCTTTTCCCTTATTCTTATTCATCGCCTTGCTTTTTGATAGGTTGATGCTTTCAAAGACTTACACCTTCTGCATTCAGAACTGAAGGTGGAATAGACCTTCTCTCCCCGATTTAAAGTTCTGGGGTAAAAACGGTGAAGATAGTACCACTCGCCACAGATGGAACACCGTTTCATTAAACGACCGTCGGGGGAAGTACGGTAATTGTTTCTTTCCCGTCGATGGACCAACCGGCAATTTATACACTCTTCGTCCGTAAGTTTATACCGCCTGCAATGGGATAAAGACTTCTTTCCGCATTTGGCGAATGCCTTGCAATCAATACGCGGGATGGTTTGGGGGATATTCATAAGCTGAGCGTTTTAAGCCTCCCACTCCGGGGGAATCCGAATCCCGGGGAGAAGTCCCCGGGGAGTGGTTTGCAAAATATAAAACTTAACCGGGGCACACTCCCGACGGCATCCTTT